TTCGGAGCCGCGTGACCGATCCAGCACTCCAGCACTGAGGCCCCCACCATGATGGTGGGGGCCTCTCTGTGTCTCTAGGGGGCTACGCCATCGCTAGGGCGCGGTGCCCCCTTCGGCGGGGGGGGGGTGTCTTCTTTGCTAGGCGCTTCTCGGCGCGCTCGACGATCTCCAGGACGCTGACGCCGAGGGCTCCGGCGAACTCCGCGAGGGCTTCGATGGTGATGAGGCGCTCGGCGTTGAGCAGCCTCCAGGTTGTGGCCCTGGAGAGGCTGACGCGTTCCACGAGGTCATCGAAGGCGACTTCCTGGGCGACTCGCTCGGCCCGGAGCTCGGCGGCGACGGCGGCGTTCAGCCCTTTGGTGGGGTCCTTGTCGATGTTGGCCATGGGTTCACTATTCCATATGGAGCACAAGGTCGCATTTCGGTAACGCGGTTCCCAGGAAGTTGCCAGTGATCCGTATGGAGCACTAAGTTATCCATATGGATAACTCACCGATGATCGCCCGCCTCGCGGAGGTCCTGAACCACCAACTCAACGAATCCAACCTCTCGGTTTCCGCAGCCAGCCGGAAGACCGGCATCCCCTATCCAACCCTCTACCGCCGCCTACACAACAACGGACACGGACTCACCATCGACGAGACCGAACGCCTCGCCCGAGCCCTCAACACAACCCCCACCGACCTCCTCACGCAGGCCACCAAGTAACCCCAACCTACCCCCCACCATCTCTAGGAAACATCCCATGTGCAACCCCAGCACCCAGCACCCCATCAGCGAAGCGCTCCCCCTCGTGAACGCCCTCATCGCCGAGGCCGAACGCAACTGCATCGACATCTCCCACTACCACGTGCACGCCCTCCCCGAGGGGCGCTTCGACATCGCCCTCTACGCCTACGACGGCGCACGCGAAGCCCTCTGTGATCTCCTCGGGCTCCACACCCTCCACGAGCACTTCGACCCCATGATCCCCGTGGACTACGCATGCTCGCGCACTGCAGTCCGCAAAGTCGGCCGCTGGCTCATCACCTCCGCATGGGGCGGCTACGACGAGCACTCCGACTTCCCCCTCGACGTCGAGGCGGCCGCGGCATGACCACCTACGCCCTCGCGGCTGTCGCCGTCGTCGCCATCCTCGCCGAGCTTGCCCTCAGCGCCACGCTCGGCCACCACACGGGCGTCCTCCTCCTCGCCGCCGCCCTCACCGCCGCCACCGTCACCCACACCATCCGCACCGAGAAAGAGAGCCACTGATGAGCGTCGTCCTCACCTACACCCTCGCCGGGGCCGCCGCCGTCACCGGCCTGTCCGTCGACTACATCCGCAAGGCCGTCAAGGCAACCGACCCCGACTTCCACCTCCCCGCCCGGATGGCTGGCACCAAGTACCTCATCCGCAAGGACGACCTCGAAGCCTGGATCGACCGCCTCCCCGAAGCCTGAAAGGAGCCCCCCGTGACCATCTCCCCGATCACCAAGATCACCCCCATGGGCGGCAACGAGTACCGCTACCTGTGGCGGATGCTCCCCGACGTGCCCGTGGTCCACCAGCGCGGCGAAGCCACCGCAGACCTCATGGACCTCCTCCGCACTCTCGGCATGGTCCTCCTCTCCGACCCCAGGGCCTCAATCCAGCACGGGGCCCAGCCCATCCTCACCCTCACCATCCGCGCCCGCTACGCCACCAACACCGAGGCGCGCGCCCTCCAGCAACCCCAGCACCCCCACCACAACGACCAGGAAGCCAAAGCAGCATGACCACCCCATCCACCCTCCACCCCAAGGAGCGCGGTTCCGTGCGCGCCAACGACCCCATCACCAGCCAGTGGGCCGCCGACAGCATCGCCGACGCCACCACCTCGCAGGACTTCGTGCTCATGGTCCTCCGCGACTTCACCCGCCCCGGACCGTTCACGCTCGCCAACGTCGTCGCCAACACCGCCGGCGTCCTCTCCCCATCCCGCGCCCGCACCGCCGTCCGCGAACTTCAAGACAAGGGGCTCATCGAGGAGACCGGCGACTACACGCTCACACCCTCCGGCCGCCGCGCCCGCCTCCTCACCCTCACCGAGCAGGGGAGGGCCGCAGCATGACCACCCTGACGATGGAACAGCGCCGCACCGACTTCGAGGCCATGCTCAAGCGGGCTGACGTGGCTCGACGGGCAGTCAGCAAGTCCTGGACGACGGAAGAGGGCACACCGGGGAAGCCCCTCGCCAGCCTCGCCCGCGACGTCGCCGAACTGTGCGCCTCATGGGCAGCCGCAGCCAAACGCGCCAAGGAAGGCCACCCACCCAGCGACCAGGCGAAGAACCTCGCCGTCCTCGTCGCCGCCAGATGCCTCCACATCATCTGTAGCGACGAAGACCTCTCGGACATGCCCCCAGGCGTCCTCTTGGCCGCCATCACCGACGACGCAGAGGAGTGGTTCGGAGCTCACGCGGACGAGTGGCTGGACCTGGAGGTCAACCCCTGCGTGCGAGCCCAGTACCTCATCCAGTGTCTCGGCCAGGTCGCCAGCGCGTGGCCCATCACCCCCGACCGGCCATCCCCCTACGGGTATGACCTCACCGACTGGAAGTTCGGCTCCCTCGTGCGTCTCGCCTTCGAGGCCGTGTGTGCGGCGCTGGCTGCCGACCGCGGCCTCTGGCAGGAGGAGGAGTCGTGAGCAGGATCCTCTTCCTAGGGGCGATCCGCCACCACATCGTCGACGTCGAGCAGGCCGCCGTCATCCTCGGCCAGCGCTACTACACGGTGACCCGCATCTGCGAAGGCTCAGCCATGGTCGAGAGCGAGTCCAAGCTCGCCCTGCGCAGCAAGCCCATCGAGGAAGCCGACCTCACCAACCCGCTCACCTGCCCCGACTGCACCGCCCACCATGCCCCCGGCGACGGCGACGAGGCCATGGAAACCATCCCCCTCTTCTGACCCATGATGCAGCCCAGCCTCCTCGACCTCCTAGAGCCAGCCCCGCCGGCCATGGTCCACGCGCTCATGCCGAACATGGGCCTGGCCTGCGGGGCCGACCTCCTCACCCTCCTACGCCAGCCACACGACCGCGGCCGCGTCTACGCCATCCGCTACGAGCAGGTCACCTGCGACGCCTGCCGGCTGGCCGCCGAGCCCTATGGCGGCCTCTGGGCCTGGTGCCGAAAGCAGCAGGGGAAGGCGGCATGACCATCAAGCTCGGAGAGATCTGCGCGGGCTATGGCGGCCTCGGCCTCGGCCTGGGTCTCCTGACCGACGTTGACACCAGGTGGGTCGCCGACGTTGACACCGGCCCCTCCAGGATCCTCGCCCGCCACTGGCCCGACGCCCCCAACCTGGGGGACATCACCCGCATCGACTGGACCGCCATCGAGCCCGTCGACGTCATCGCAGGGGGCACCCCCTGCCAGGACCTATCCAACGCCGGCCACCGCGCCGGGATGAGGCCAGGCACCCGCTCAGGAATCTGGGAGGCAATGGCCCACGCAATCAAGGAGATCGCCCCGAATGTCGTCGTCTGGGAGAACGTCAGCGGTGCCCGCTCAGCAGCCGCCTATAGCCGTCTGGAACCCGGTCCGGGATGTCTGGGAGGGGGGGCAGACCGACCTGTTCTCCGGGCTCTCGGACGTGTGGTCGGAGACCTGGCCGGCCTCGGGTATGACGCAGCGTGGGAGTCTCTACGGGCCTCCGACGTCGGAGCCCCGCACCGCAGAGAACGGGTCTTCGTCCTCGCGTGGCGTCCCGACGCTGCCGACACCCTCCGCATCCTGCGCGACCGGCCCCGGGGAGCACGGGGACGGCGGCATGAACCTACAGACAGCCGTCGAACGCCTGACCGTTCGCCCTGGCTGGAGTACGCGCCTGCGATCCACCGGTGGGAGGAGGTGACGGGGCGTGAGGCCCCTCCGCCGACGGAGACCGGCCAGCGCGGCGGTGACGTCCTCTCCCCGCGGTTCGTCGAATGGATGATGGGCCTCCCCGCCGGGCACGTCACGGACACGCCTGGGCTCTCACGGTCGCAGGCACTCAAAGCCCTGGGGAACGGCGTCGTCCCCCAGCAAGCAGCACAAGCAATCAGCCACCTAGCAGAAACGGCACTCAACCATGGACTCATTTAGCTTCTTCGTCCCCGGTGAGCCGATCACCGAGGGCTCCACCCGCGCGTTCGCATCGGGTCAGCGGGTGGTCGTCACCCACGAACGCGGACCCGAACTCACCGCCTGGCGCATCAAGGTAGCGCACGCCGCCGAAGCCGCCGCCGAGGCCGCCTACTGGGATCCCCGCCACGACGGGCCTGTCGAGGTGTGGGCAGAGTTCCGCCTCCCACGCCCCAAGAGCGCCCCCAAGTCCCGCAAGCACGCACAGACGAAGCCTGACCTGGACAAGCTCCAGCGTGCTATCGGGGACGCCCTCGCCCCCTACAAGCGCCCCGGCGTCCTGCGTGATGACTCCCGGATCGTGGCGTGGTCCGCGGTCAAGCGCTACGCCGACGACGCGCACCCCGTCGGCGTCCAGGTCCGCGTCTCCAAGGCGCAGGATCACGTCACCGGCCAGTCCCTCACCACCGTTGAAGACATCCGCAACTCGCCTGCCGGCGCGACCATCATCGACGCTGACGGCCTGACATTCAGCCGCAGATACGGCGAATGGGCCATGCACGGCAACGAGTACAGCTACGCGGATCACGAGATCGACCTACCCGCCACCCTCGTCGTCGTGGATGGGATCTGATCGCCATGACTGAGGTGATTCACGAGAGATCCCCCCGGTCACGGGGCCGCGTCCGGTGCGATGACTGTGGCCGCCGCATCCCCAAGGGCGAGCAGTACGTCCGGTCGACGGTCGTCGACGGCGGGGCGATCTGGGAGTGGCGCGAGTGCCAGCCATGCCAGACCGCGGTCAGTCACGTCATGAGATGGAAGGGTCCCTACAGCGACGACTACTACCCAGACGACTTCCAGGATTGGGCGTATGAGGCCATGGGCGACGTCGGTGTTTCCGACTACCTGTTCCTGTTCGATACCGCAGGCATGTGGGGACGCTACCTGGAAGACCTTGCCGAGTCCGCTGCCGAGTGCGCGGCCGACGATGCCGACCCCGCGCGGGCGTGGGACGACGAAGCGTGGGCAGCCTTCACCTGGCGTATGCAAACCAGTTCCGTAATAAATGCTAGGAGGAAATGATGAGGATTCGGAGTATCAAGCCGGAGTTCTGGTCGAGCCCGGACATCGCGGCCCTGTCGGATAGTGACCGCCTGCTGTTCATCGGGCTCTGGTCCTATGTGGATGACCATGGTCGGGGCCGGGATGACATCGCGTTGATTGTGGCCGCCCTGTACCCGCACGACATGGTCGCGAATCCTCTCGACACTGTCGCGAAGGTTCGCGACGGTCTCGCGAGGCTTTCCGAAGCAGATCTCATCCTCCGCTACACCGTCGCATCTAGGACCTATCTCCTAGTAACAGGCTGGAGTAAGCACCAGCGGGTAGATAAGCCGAAGGCGTCACGCATCCCCGCGCCCGAAGAGGGGGGCGCCACCACTTTCCCTCAGAACGACGCCAATCGCGAGACCGTCGCGACGATTCGCGAAACTGTCGCGACGCCTCCCGACGCCCTCGCGCCTGGAACAGGGGAACAGGGGAACAGGGGAACAGGGGAACAGGGGAACAGTGATGCGATCGGCGACGCCGATCTGCGCGCCGTCGAAGACCCCCGCCCCGACGTCGATGCCGTTTGCGACGCCATGGCCGCGAGCGTCCAGCGTCGCACCGGCCGGGCCCCCCGCGTCACCGCAGCCTGGCGCACGCAGGCCCGCCTCATGATCGACCGCGACGGCCGCACCGTCGAGGAGATCACCCGCATCATCGACTGGGCCGAGGGCAACGACTTCTGGCGCGCCAACGTCCTCAGCGTCCCCAAGCTCCGCCAGAAGTTCGACACCCTCCGCCTCCAAGCCCAGCGCCCGCAGGGGCGGCCGCAGGGCGGGCAGGTGTTCTACGACCTGGCCGAGCAGTTCGCGAAGGAGGGCCTGTGATGGCTACAGCGACTGGCGTGAGTCTGGCGATTGGCATCCTCGTGGATGCTGGGATGCTGCCCGGCATCGTTGACGCCGAGGGTGGCAAGCGGCGCATTCGCGCCTGGATGACGCTCCTGGATCAGGACATGACCGACGAGGTGCTTGCCGAGGCGGTGCGCCGCGTCGCGTCCGGCGACGTCGAGACCTACGGGGCGGCGAAGCCGCAGCACGTGAACCGGGCCGCGAAGGCCGTCCGGGGCGAGCGAATCCGGGCCTGGCGTGAGCGGCACAGCCTGCCGACGGAGGGCCGCACTGGCTTCGAGCAGTCGGCGTACCTGCGGGGGTTCCTGCGGGCGATCGGAAACGGCGCGGCCGACGTCGAGGCGGATCGGCATGGGCGCGCTGCGTTGGCACAGGCGGTTCAGGTGGCCGAGCTGGAGCCGGCGACGCCGCTGCCGGAGGTGCTGGCTCGGATGGATCACGCGCTGGGTGCTGGGCGTGTGCCGTGGGCTGACGCGCTTCCGCCGGCCCGTCCGGTGGCTGAGTTGACAGCCCCGCCGTCGGAGGCTTCGTCGGGTGATGGGGTGGCTCGGGCGCGTGAGGTGCTGGCCGCTTTGGCGCGTTCGTCGCACCCTGGGGGTGACGGTCGCCCCGGGAGTGCCCCGAATCGTGCGCGTAAGCCACCTAGGGCGGCCTAGCGCCCCTTCGTCTGTGTCCGCGTAGGGTCGCCCGTTTTGAGGGTGCCTGAGGGGCCTTAGGCGCTTCCACCCCCGTCGTCACGATTCGGTAACTGGGGCGCTTACGGCTTGCACGTGCTCCATATGGAGCACTAGGTTATCCATGTGGGTAACGCGGGCACCCCAACCCAACCCACCCAATCCCCAGATCAAAGGACCATGAAAAATGAAGGTCAACCTTCACCCCAAGCGCTTCAACGTCGAAGGCATCCAGTGGCCAGCCAGCGACCTGGCCACCGTCAAGGAGGTCTACGACCACGCCACCGCC